GTCCCACACTCCCTCTTTGTGGTAAAATGTCGATACCAGAAAGGGGGTGGATAAATTGATTAGATTGGTCGCAGAGTATGGTCGTGGCAAGGATTTTGAACGCAAGAAGGTAACACGGGTCACCTACATGCAGGATGATGAGGAAGTCACCGTTGAGGGCGATGACATTCTCACGCATCGGTTCCCTGTAGCCTACGACCTTTTAGTCTGTGCAGAGGACGGGCAAAGTACGGTTTCCCATCAGGGCCTGAGAGCTGTCAGTGTCTTTAGCGAGCCTGATGCGGAGCCGTAGTTTCCTGACACACCCAGGTGTTGATATTGACCCCTGGGTGTTTTTTTGCAATTTCGAGTATCTCTCTCTGGACGGCAGTTATATCAATTTCCACCCCTTCCAGCGGGATGATCTCAGCGCGAATGATTACCTCACCCATTACTATTTTCCCCCCTACGCGCCCGGCTGGTCGTTTGCCCGGCGGAATAGATCGTCCTTGTCCATGTCCGGGAAAAACTGCGCCTGAATGGCACACGTCTCCGGCCATGTAAAAGGGACTACTCCAGACATCTTGTTATAAAGAGCCCGGCTGGAAATATCCAAAGCAGAGGCAATAGCAGTCTTTTTAATTCCACGCTTTGCAATTTCTCCCGCCAAAATTGGAAATTCGACGTTCATCTCTACCACCTCAATTCCATATAATGAATTTTCACCTTGATAGTAGCACCATAAAATGAATCTGTCAATAGTCTTTTTGTCATCCTGTTTCCACAAAATGAATTTTTCTTCTTGACTTTGTGGAGCCCTACATATACAATCTTCTTGCATAGAGGTGATAGTATGGGTCTTGAAAAGATAAATGAAATTCGCAAAGCGAAGAATATGAGCATCGACGAGCTCTGTGAGAGGTCGGGAATCCCCAAAAGCACAATAAGCAAAATTACCGCCGGGATTACAACAAATCCCACTCTTGACACCATACAGGCTATCGCCCGGGCGCTTGGTTGTCGCCTAGATGATTTCGACGACACTCCTAAAAACGAAAAAAACACCTCACCCGAGTTGTCGGACGAGGCAAAGAAAATAGCAAAGGACTACGAGGGCCTGGACCGCCATGGGCGGAACATGACTAAAATTGTGATTACGGAGGAACAGAAGCGCATGGCGGAGGAGCGCCGCCGCCGAGAGACTGGCGAGGCAGAGCCCCAGAGCACCCGCATCATTCCGCTTTATTATACTCCCGCCGCTGCCGGCATGGCCTCTCCCGCTGCTGGCGAGGATTTTGATTATATCGAGATCAGTAATGAGGCCCCGCGCAACGCCGACTTTGCGGTGAAGATCGACGGCGACTCTATGGAGCCCTATATCATGGACGGCTCTATCGTCTATGTCAACCGGGAGCCTCTGGAGAATGGGGATGTTGGCATCTTTTACGTGGACGGCGATATGCTGTGCAAGCAGTATTACAAGGACGACGCGGGCAATGTCCGGCTACTCTCCCTCAACCGGGCCCGCCATGATGCCGACCGTTTCATCAGCGCCCGCGGCGATGATACTGTGCTGACCTACTACGGACGTGTCATTCTGCCCCGCCGCCCGCTGATCAGTTGGGCATGAAACAGAATGGCCGTGTAACCTGATTATTCATGGTATGAAATAGAGAGAGGAGAATAAACATGGCGCTTATTGTTTGTCCTGAATGCGGAAAAGAGATATCTGACAAAGTAAAAGCGTGTCCACACTGTGGG